TTGTTTTAATTTATTTGTCAAAGTATAATATGTCCATATTTATCTTTTATTTCTTGTGGTATTTTTTCTATGTATGGATTATATATTTTTCTTATTTTTCCAGGCCACACTTTATGCATGTTACTACCTACTACTGTATCATCATATTGCATTCCATTAACTTCTACTTGTTTTAAATTCTCAAAGTAATGTGGATAATATTCAATGTTTAAAAATTTATATAAATTTTTAAGATGATTTTCAGGGTCTAAAACAAACTCATCATATTTTAAAAAATAACACATGTCTATATTTTCTGGTTCTAATGCATTCTGAACTGATTTTAATTGTTTAGCAATAACTCCGCTATCATTCATCAACAGGGTTAATTTTTCAAGATCATTTGTAAATCCATGTCTATTTGGAAAAGCATCTGGATTTTCTGTGTACCATTGCATATAACTTGCTAACACATCCATTAAATTTCTCCAAAGAACAATTACCTTAAAAGGTTTTTTGTAATATTGTTTTATTAAATTTAAATTACCCGGAAGCATAACTGGGCTTCTGTCTATAATATATTTTTGAGGCCAATCTTTGTAATAACTATCCAAAGCTGAATTTGTTACATTATCTAAAGATTTGTAATCAGGGTAGTTTTTAAAAACATTTGTTTCTTTTAAAGTAGATAACCGGGCTAATATTTCAAGTGTAAGAGAATTTGCTGTACATGCGATATCTGGATTTTGATTTAATAAAGACGCTAACAAAGTATTACCTGATCTAGGTAATGCAACCAAGAAAAATAATTCTGCTTTCATAAAAAAAATATATTATATTAATATTTAAATGTAAAGTTTAACTTTGATTATGTAGAACTAAGTGCTAAGAGTTCGTATACCACCACTTGATGAAAATTCTTCTGTGTTTAAACCTCCGGGAGATCCTCCGAAAACTAAAGTTGATGCACTTGAGCCACCTTTAGCTCCTTGAGTTTCGTTATGAACTTCATTTGAAGTAGCTGATGTTGTCCAAGATGATCCATTCCAAATAGTTGCTTGATTAGAACCTCCTGTGCCTCCATTAAAAGATATAGCAGATGCATTAGAAACTGAAGATTGAGCACCGCCACCTCTGGGTTGAGGGTTATTAGCTACAGTAGTCCAAGATCCATTGTAAGATTCCGCTGCATTTTGAGTAGGTGCTTCACTGGGACCATTCCCTGAATATAAAGCAGATGTTTGACTACCTGAACATTGTCCTTGTTGTCTTACAGTATTTAAAGCAGGTCCATTAGTCCAACTTCCATTATACGATTCTGTTGAAGTTACCGCAGAGTTAGGCCCTTCAAGATTTCCTCCTACACATAACGCTGCAGTACTTGAAATACCTGATCCTCTTACTCCGTATTTTTCACCGTTTAGATTGGGAGTAGCCGTCCAAGCGCTTCCATTAAATGATTCTGATTCATTTACTCTTCCAATACCTGGTGGTCCTCTATACCCACCAAAACCTAAAGCACTAGTCTGAGTTCCTGCACCCCCTAGTTCAAATCTTCCATTAGCCATATTACCGGGAGATATACTAGTCCAACTTCCATTGTAAGATTCCGTTGCATTTGAATTGGGGCTTGTATAAGGTTGTCCATTAAAAACTAAAGCAGCATTTGTTGAACCTACTCCGCCCGCAGCCTGTTTTGCACTATTCAATGCTGATTTTGTAGCCCAAGCTCCAGATAAGGCACCTGCATTAAATTTTACAACATTAGATGTTGAATTATACCAAACCTGTCCTTCTACAGGATTAGCTGGATCGGAAGATAAAACTTCTATATTTGTCCCGTGTATTTCTTTGTATGTAGCCATAATATTTAACTAGTTGTTATTGTTCGTATACCACCGGATATACTTAATGATTGTGTAGTAGCAACTCCGTTAGCGCCCCCAAAAACTAGTGCATTAGTACTACTGGTACCTGCTCTACCTAAAGCTTCTGGGTTACCAGAATTTAGTGTTGCCGAAGTTGTCCAATTTGTACCATTATATACATTAGTTATATTTGCATCTCCTCCAAAAATTACAGCATCTGAGGTAGTTCCTGTCATACCTCCATTTTTTCTTGATGTAACCATAGCATTAAGATTTGACCAACTTCCATTATAAGATTCTGTTCGAGTTCCACCTGGGGAACCACCTGCTGCTAAAGTTGCTGTTACCGGTCCTGTTCCCATTACACCACTACCACCCGTATTCATAGTTGGTGAATTAGTCCAACTTCCATTATATGTTTCTGTATTATTTATAGCGAAAGAAGCAGTGTAACCTCCGAAACCTAAAGCTTCTGTATTTGATGCCCCCACTCCTCCAAGACCATATCTTGCGGTATTCATATTTGGTCCATTAGTCCAACTTGAACCATTCCAAGATTCTGTTACAACAACTCTTGCTCCAGGAGTATAACCTCCAAAACCTAAAGCGCTTGTGGTTGTGCCACTTTGACCAAGCTGAAATCTTGCGGTACTTATAGTTGGTTTAGTAGTCCAAGAACCATTATAAGCTTCTGTAAGATTTGAATAATTTGGAGAACTAGGTATTTGTCCACCGAAACCTAAAGCGTCTGTAGCTGTGCCTACACCACCTCCATCACCTCTACCCGCATTTAAATTACCACCTGATGCCCAAGAACTAACTAAAGCACCAGCATTATATTTTAAAGAAGCAGAAGTCGTATTATACCAAACTTGTCCTGTAAATGGAGCCGGTGGATCCGAGGATAGGGATTGTACTTTTTGACCATTAATTTCTTTGTAGGTACTCATTTATTTTTTAGTCCTCTAATGTTATATCAACGGGTCTTGAGCTAATAGCTTTTTCTCCATCAGATAAAGCGTCCCATGCAGTTTGACTTGCAGTGACCTCAGCGTCAACAATAACTTGTGCTTCATCTTTTGTCTTAGCAGTTCCTAACACTTTATTAATCCAAAGATTTGCATCTTTGTTATGTGCGGGTACTCTCCAAACATTACCTGGTAAACCTGAAAAACTTATTTTTGCAGATTCATTGTGTTCAATGAATCCTTTGCCCCAGTTTTCTGCTACACAGTATTGATTTATTTTTGTCATATTTTTTCCTCCTTAATTAAGTTGATGTTATTTCTACTACTTGAGCTCCAGAATTAAAATTTTGTGTTTTATTTGAATCGTTTCCAGGTGAGTTAGTTGTTCCACCACAAATTGCAGCAGAACTACCGCTAGCACCAGCGCCAGCACCTAAAGCCGATTGTTCTAGTAAAGCAGGTCCATTAGTCCAACTTGAACCATTCCAAGTTTCACTTGTTAGAATTAATGAAGGTGAAACTCCACCTCTTCCTCCAGCTATTAAACCATCTGTAGATGCAGATCCTGAAGATGCAGCTCCAGCGTAACGAGCATTGTTCATAACACCAACACTTGTCCAATTTGTACCATTCCAAGATTCGGTGTTATTGTTCGTACCACTACCATTTTCTCCCCCCATAGTAAGGGCTGATGTAGTTGAACCAAAACCTTTATTTCTGTTTCTTCCAACACTCATAGGATTTCCAGCTGTCCAACTACCATTATAGCTTTCTGTGGGGTATACAGTTCCACCACTATAAGCACCAAAAGCTATTGCTGCTGAACCAGTACCAGCTCCTCCTAAATTATATTCTGCACGACCCATATTAGGTTGTGTAGTCCAACTACCATTATAAGATTCTGTTGCAGCAGACCTTGAACCGGCTTGAGTCCTTCCAGCGAAAGCTAAAACTGAAGTATTTGAAATACCAGAACCAGTGCATTGTTGTCTTGCTGCATTCATTTGAGCTTGAGCAGTCCAAGTTGAACCATCATAAGATTGTGAATTAGTAGTAGTTTGATTAGGTGGTTGTGCTTGACCATTAAAAGATAACATTGAAGTTTGTGTACCTGTACCCGCTACCTGTGTTAATCCTGCTTGTGGAAGATTTCCACTTGTAGACCACGCTGCTGTTACAAATTTACTTAATTGCAAATTTTTTGAAGTAGAGTTATACCAAACTTGACCATTAAGTATTGTAGGGTTGCTTGAATAGTTTTGCACTGCAAAACCATTTATACCTTTATAAGTAGACATTACTTAGTCTTCAGTAACCAACCTTGAGTTCCATCGACATAGACCAACGTATTTGCTGCTCTTTCTATTGAAACTGTTAAGTCGGATGCTGCTCCTTGAATGGGTTGAGAATTTCTTCCAATAGTTAAAGCATATGTATCAAATGTTCCTGCGTAATCTACAAAAGAAACTTCTGCTCCGAGTGCTGGTGATGCAGGGAGAGTCATTGTTTTACCAGAACTTGATGTATTTATAAAATATCCTTCTCCAGCTACGGCTGTAAAACTAGCAGCTTTAACTGTTTGCCATGCTGTTCCACCAGAGTTATCTGTAAAAGATAAAACACCTGAACCGTTTGTTACTAAAATTTGATCTGCACTTCCCGTTGCTGTAGGCATTGTTAAAGTGTAAGCTGCACTAACAGCTGCCGGTGCTTTTAAACCAACATATTCATTACCTGTATTATCACCTAATCTTAATTCTTTTTCAGCATCAATAGTTAAAGCTGCTCCTGCTGTCCACGTTAAATTTGCATCTCCACCTAAAGCATTTGAATTATTAAATTGAACTTGTGTAGTTGCGCCTGCTGCAGAGTTTACATAAGCTGCATCCGTACCATCACTACCTAATACTTGTCCAGAACTTCCAATAGCAATTCCACCAAAAGCACCATTATTATTAAATTGAATTTGATTGTCAGAACCACCCGCTGGTGAACCTAAAGGTACATCAACTATATTAGTTCCATCTGCAAAAACTTGTTTAAAGTTTTTTTCAGTAGCTCCAAAAGTTACACCAGTACCACCAGTTTGTTTTACTTCAACTGTATGAGCTCCACTGGTTGCATTTTGCAAAATATATGTTTTTTCAATATCTGTTGGAAGTTGTACTATTTGGTTTCCACTTATACTTCCTGTAAATTTTAAAACAGCATTTCTAGCATTAGACAATTGATCTTGAGTCATTGCTAAAGTTGTAGTTTGAGCCCCTCCCGCAATAGATACTTCTTCATACCCAGCAATTGCTTGCTGTAGTAATTTTAAATTTGTATTTGTTTTAGTTCCCCAAGTTCCCGAGTTTTCACCCGTTACCATTAGCTCAAGTTTAAGATCTGTCGAATATGATGATGCCATTTAAAAATTCTCCTATTAAGTTAATATTTTACTATATTTAAGCAGCTAGATCAACCTCAGTCCAAGTATTACTTACACCTAAATCAACCTCCGCCCAAGGGGTTACCCCTACACTTCCCACACTAGTATTTAATGAAATGCCGGTTGGGAATACGTTTGCTGTCTGCGCTGTTGTTATTGATCCTAATGACATGCTTGCAGATAAACCAATTAAATCAACTACAGATACTGCATCTACATTACCTATAGAAGTCTGTAGTAATCCTGCAGTTGTAACTCCAACAGTTACATCTGTAGCTGCTATTTCTCCACCTACAGAAACAGCCATAGCAATTCCAGTTAATTCTACAACTGATTCTCCTATTACTTGCCCTATATTACCTGTTAAAGAAATTCCTGTAACATCTATTAAAGTCTGAGCATCCGCTATTGCAGAGCCTACTGCTGTTTGTAATAATCCAGCACTAGTAAGAGGTGGACCTGCTGCAATTTCAACACTACTAGTACCAATAGCAGTTTGCATTAAATGTTCAGTAACATTAATAGAAATACTTCCATCAACTTGAATATCTACCGCACCAATACCAGTAGTCATGAAAGAACCTTTTACACCTGAATCACCTTGAGCAATACCTATATTACTATTTAATGCTGTACCTGTAACATCTACATTTATACCAATACCTACTGCTTCATTACCTATAGCTGAAGTTAAAGATTGTCCTGTAAGATTAATTATAGTTTCAGCTACTGATGTAGCTGTACCAATTGAAGAAGATAAAGATGTTCCAGAAGCAATAACTGAATAACCTTCACCCCATGCTAGATTTCCCCATTCAAGTCTTCCCCATCCTGAATTTAATTCTGCTAAAACACTTACTTCACCTTGCGAAGTAGCTAGTTGTTGTCCTTGAAGTCCAACATCACCTAATATTCCCCAACCATTTATTCCCCATCCAAGTCTTCCCCATCCAGATTCAATTGTTGCTACAACTGAACTATTACCTGCGCTTGAAGTTATGGCTGTCCCTGTTACGGAAACTGTAAGATCATCTTGATTACCCCAAGCTCTTTCTCCCCATTGAAGCATTCCCCACGCATCTGAGTCAACAGTATTTGCAGCACCACCCATTCCAGAGTGATTAGTACAATAATAATAAAGTTGAGGTGCAGGATTGGCAACAGTTATTTGTGTATAAGCCCCTGCGTTTCCCGGAACACCGTTTGTAGTTACACCTGTTGTATATTCAGATCCGCCAGCCCATGTGCCATTACTTGTTGTTGAAAATCTAAATGGATGATTACCATTACTACTATCAGCTTGATCAAACCGATAGGTTGCACCTTCAGCAAGTTTTACTGTTTCTTGCTGAAGGCCATCAATATAATATTTATTACCAGAACCAGTGCTTACTACTGTTACTGTAAAAGTTCTGATTACTGACATAAATATTTAACCTGCTCATTTTTTTTTGTTATGCAATTCTTAAAATCGCAGCACTTGTAGTAAATGCTGGAAATTGAATTGTAAAAGTTCCAGACGTTGCTGTTTTATCTGCACCAAAATCTAATACACAAACAGCATCAGTAGTATTTGAACCACCTGATGTAGTTGTATTATAAATTAAAGCACCTCTTGAAGTTAAACTAACTGAAGTGAATGATAAATTAGTAAAATCCACGATAGCTGTTGAACTTGCTAGTGATGTACTTGGGTTAGGCTTAACTAAAGCTCCACCACCTGCTGCGTACGTACCTGTGTTTGCTACTTCGTTAGCTGTGATATAGTTAGTTGTTGATTTACCTAAAGTTGCAGCATTTGTATATAATGCTAATTTAAAAGCACTTCCACTTGTAAATTGGAACTTGTGAGCTCCCTCTAATAATTCTTTTTTAAATGAATTACATATTGCGTTTGTTGTTATTGCCATAATAATTTCTCCTTTTTCTTATTAATATTAGCTTCCTGTTTGATTCGGTGATGGTGCCGGAACTACTATTCTTGGAACTCCGTCATCGTATTCACTTCTTCTTCTTCTGCCCATTTGTTGTAAAGCAAAATTCTGTAGTTCTTCTTTATACTTAGCTTCGTATAACTGTAACATATCTTGTGGCCCTTTTAAATATCTGAAGCATTCTGCTAACACACCGTGTAAAAGCATAGATTCTTGATATTTTGATAAATAAGTAGTTGCTGTAGATGTAAAATTAGGTGGTGTTTTTATAAAATTTAATTGAACAACATAAGCTGCTGCTGGTGTAGGTGCTACAATAACATTAAACTCATCCCAATCAGCCCAATAAATTGGAGCTCCTGTAACATTAGTAGGATTATATTCTGATATAAAACTAGTATCTCTTTTTTCTAAAAAAGTTCTAGTTGTTGTAGTTACATTATTTGCATCTGTAGTAGTAATTAATTGTTGTAGTGATCTTACAATCATACAATCAGCAGGTAAGCTTAGAGCTCTATTATTTGCAGTAAAAGTTGATTGATCGTATTTTCTTAGATCATCATAATCAACTGTACCTGCTATATTTAACTCTACACCTCTAATAAACTCTTGAATAATAACATCTGTTAAAACAGTATTATCTACTTCAGTATAGTTTCTTACTTGTGTTAAAAAAGCTGCATGTGTAATAGCCATTATGAAATAACCACCTGTACTGTTCCTAATTGTGGAAGTAATTGTCTTCTTCTATTTTGTAATGAAGGATTTGTTGGAACCATTCCTACACCAATATTAGAAATATTGGTTGCATAATTATCTCTAGTATCAATACTATTTCTAGTATTAAAAGCAAAATTACCTGGTAAAGTTAAGTTAGCTACACCTACCATAGTTCCACCAGAGTTAGCTGAAACACCGTCTATATTTTTAGGTTGTTGAAATCTTTGTGTTCTAGGGTTTTGTAAAGCAACCGCATCTGCTTTATGATAAGGTGGATCAATTTGAGGTGACTTAGGTTCGTATTCTGTAATATGTACTATTGAACCATTCCATTCTTTAACCATTTCAGTGTATGGGAATGCCATACCTGATCTGTCAGAAATTGCTAATGATCTTCTACCTCTTGCCCAAGACATTATACACCATCTCCATAATAAGTTTGTGGGGAAATATAAACTGAAGTTCTAGAACCATCTTCTCTTAATGCTCTAGCCATTTCATCTTCGTAAACTCTGTTTAACATTTCAATTCTTGCTGGAGCTCTTTTTTGAGCTAAGAAATATGCAAGACCTGAAGCCATGCAAGGTAAGAATCTAAAAGGTAAATTAGGGTCATCAGTATAGGACCCCGCATCTTGGATTCTATTAATAGAATAATATTTTAAAGTTGTATAAGTAGATGCATCAGGAGCTAGATACAAACTAATAGTGGGTTGTATCTGTCTATCTACATAATACTGTGAAGGCTGACCTGTTTGATATTTGTTTGGAATAGCTTGATAAGCTGATCTATCAACTTTAGTTAAAGTTACGTCTCGAGTATTTGTATTGTTTTGAGCTGTTGGTGTTGTAGATATATAGGCTTCTAAAACATCTGAAACAGTTGTGGGAACAGTATAAGTCGCTTGACCAGCAATTAATGTAACTTGATTTAATTCAACTTTCCAAAGATGAATACCTCTATTACCCCATTCAGAAAATAAAATATTTAAACTTCTTCTAGCAGATTTTAAATCATGTCCACTATTAGTTTGTATACCAATTCTCTCATATGCTTCTGAGATAACATCATCAATTGTTAAGTTAAAATTTGTAGTTCCTGACGTAGCCATAAAGACACCTTATTAAATTAAATCGCTACTATATTCTGAAACAGAAATAAATTCACCATCCATAGCTTTAACCATTTTACCTTTTTTGGCTTTAACTTTATCGTAAATTTTTCCAGGCGCTAATGCTTCATTTTCTAAACCCATACCTGAAGTTCTAGCTGCGCCAAAACCTCTAGTAGATGGTTTGTTCATCATCATTCCTTTGTTTGCTTTTTTCATATATCCCCCATGTCTTGCTGTTTTTTGTTTTGTAGCTTTTTGGTACATTGAAAGCAAAGGGCTTCCTTCGCCACCCCCTATAGGTAGTCCTTTAGAAGAAGATGTTGCTTCCAGTTTTTTACCCATTAATTTTTTAATAAATTTTCTTCCTTTTTTAGTAACTGCTGCCGCTAGTCCTAAAACTGCTTTTTTTGGTTTTGGCATTAATTTAAAATCATTACCTGAAATTTTACCATCTCCGTCTTTATCTAGTTTTACTTGATTACCTTTTAACATACTTCCTCCTATTGATCTTTTTTTTATTTTTTTTGGATTTAATTTTTTTGAAAAAGTAAACATAATACTTTTATCTTTTCCTGACTTAGTTCCTGTCACGCCATATGAAGAATTTTCTCCTGTTTTTCCTGCGCTTAAAGAAATTTCACTATTTATATTTTCTTTATCAAATTTACTAAATGGTTTTGAAGCTCCCACCTCTAAATATTTTTTACCTTTTTCTAAACTTACTTTACCACTAGGTATGGTTACATATTTATTATCATCAACACCTATACCACCACCTATAGTAACATCAGTTGCTTTTTTTAATAAATATTCCGCTAGTTTTGATTTTTTACTTTTCTTAGCCATTATACTAATCCTTTGTAGTATTTTGTTGCAAAGCCACCTTTACTAAAAGTCATATAACCACCCTCAGATTTCTTTTTAATTTTTCTTGTAGATCTACCACTTGGGCTTGCAAGTTCATCAGCCATTTGATTTGCAGATTTACCTTTATTTTGTTTTTTTATTCTTGCTTTAATTTTTTTAACTTTTGCTTTTCTTTCTTTAGTAAATGGAATTGTTTTAAGTACAGCCTCACCTGCTAAAACAGCCGCCCCTACCGGTCCTGCAACTCTAGCTATTCTTGCTAATCTAGAAGCTTTAGCTAACTTAGAAGCTTTTCCAATTTTACCAGTCAACAGTTTCATTTTAGCTATGTTCTCGATTTTAGATAATGTTTTTCCTGTTTTTGCTGCTGGTGCAGCTTTAAATAAATTTTTTGCTTTTGATGCAACTTTTTTAGCTGCTTTTTTAGCTTTAGCTATTAATCCTTCTTCAGGTAATTTTTTATAAAGTGTGGCAGTAGCTTTTCCTGCTTTTTCCATTAGACTTGTTTTTTTTGGTAGTGATGACCCTAACTTTGAATATTTACCTGCTTTAGCTTTAATCATTTTACCAGACTTAAAATTATATCCTTTAACAGATCCGCCTGCAGCGGCTTTTTTAGGAAAACCTTTTTTCATATTAGAATATGATGATGTGGATACAGTAGAATCAGCCTTGGATCTAGAGATACCAAGCTTACGTCTACGGTTAATGTTTTCGTATAAACTCATACAGTTCCTTTATAGTGGCCACTTTGCTTTATCATATGATTAACAACCATATTTTTTAGCCTTTATTGTTATATAACTTATTGGATTGTAACACTTTTGAAAGATAGATTCTAGACCTTAACCTTTTTGTCATTAGGTTTATAGACCTTACCGTGTGTTTTTTCTATTATTTTTTTAAATTTAGCTCTTTCCCATTTACCCCAACCCCTACCTAATCCGGGTTCTAATTGCTTTGGTATCTGTGCTCTAGTAATTGCCATTTAATTTACGACCTCTCCGTCCTTCCACTCCATATCAGGAAGACCTTCACTGTATTGTTTACCATCAAACGTAAGAACTTGTTTTCTATTAGATCCTTTTTCATTATAGGAAATATGTATCCATCCTCCTGCAGAATCTTCGGGATCAAAAAATTCCATGATCAATTGATCATAGTCCACATTATTTTGTAGCCAGTAAGCGGTCTTAATGTTAGGTACTGAATTAATTTCTAGGTCGACCGCTTGCCCCTTGGCATGCTGCGATGTCTTTTTGCTGCCGATCGCTTCGCAAAGCGCCTCTGAGCGGTATCCGCTGGTAATTGTGACCGGTAAACCAAAGTGTGCCCGTAGAGGTTCTAAAATCTCGTAACATAAATCACCTAGGTTTTTTATTTCTGCAGGTCCGGGAGTATTATCAATTCCCTTACGTTGAGCAGTCATGGATTTGGTCATCTCTGTAAGAATAAAATGTTTTGAAAGTTGAACTGGTTTTTTATTTTTCATTATTTTAATATTAATTTAACAATTGATTTTTCACCTAAATAAATTTCTGTTTCTGCTTTTGATTTTATACATTGATAGTCTATACGACTTGTACCTGATCTCATAGCAATACGTTTAGCTTTTAAACAGGTAGACATGGAGTCTTGTATTCTGTGCTCCTTGATTTCTCCTGAGACGATCATTAAAAGGGCTACAACAATCTCTGTCATCAGTGATCCCCATTGCCATTGGCTCTAACTTTATCTTTTAATCTTTCTATATCTAATATTGCTTTTTCTAGTTGTTTATTAAGAAATTGTATATTAACCTTGTTCGTCATATTTTGTTCTTGAGTTATCTCTAATTTTTCGGTGGCTTTGTACAAACCTTCTATCAACATAAATTGTTCTTGATCGGTCGGTAACTGCTCACTTTTTTTGAGTAAGTCTGCATTGAATAATTGTCTTGATGTTTCAAGGCTAGTTAGTCTAGCAGTAAGCTCAAAATATCCGTAGACACCCACCGCCACGGCCGCCATAATACTAACCATATTTTTGAGTGGCATGCCTATGGTAGTTTTATCTGATATTTTCATTTTTTCTTTTTTGGTTTAGACTCAAATATTTTATTTACCCAAGACATATAGCGATCCGCTATATCACAGCATTTATATATGAACTTGTCAATCATTAGTAGGTACCGGTAATGTTAAAAATTTATCACCCATTAAAGTGATTCCAGGATTTTCTTTTTTGTAGTCATCTTTTAATTCGTCCCATAAACTAGTGCTATCCGGTCTAGTATTAGATTGTGATGGAATTATACCTGTACACTTTGATACTAACAATCTAAAATTTTCATTTTGTGCAAGACTAGGATTGTTATTAACTCTACCACACATCTTCATTAATTCTAACTGTTGTTTTAATTCTAAGTTTTCTTGCTGTACTTTTTTAAATTCATTAGTACAGGCAGAACCTAAAAAGTGTCT